CGAAAAAATCCCCACAAAATCTCCACCTGTTTGATGTCCTGTGAACACACCACGGAGGGAGTGCCTATGAACTAAAGCTCATAAAAAGGCCCGCAGCAGAACAAGTGCTGCGGGCCTATTCTTATTCATCAACCGCCCCAGAATAACAACAAGCGGGGGCCATCAATGAGGACAATTACAATGTTAATACCAAACACCTTCACTTCAAGTGAAAACTGCCACCGAAATTCTTACCTAGTCACCGAAATTCCCGAAAACCCCCATGAACCGTGGCATTTTTGGGTTGAAGACGAAGAGCCAGATTCGGGAACCTGCGCCGAAATCAACCCACCGACCCCCGCACCAAGTGAGTCAGCATCCCGGCTGGAGGTGACGGCATGAGGATCTCAAGTGATGAAATTATCAGGCTGCTGGGGGACCGCTTTCCCGACTGCAACGATCAAAACGGGGTGTTCGCCTTTCGCGTGGTGCATGACGGCACCGTGATTGACGATCCCGAAGATGTGGAACTGGTCTTTGAACCGGACGGGGCCGAGTGATGTTGAACAACGCGCCACCCACACCGCCCATTATTTTGCACTTGTGCGCTGACATCGGTTCCGATTCAAAACCGTATGCAGATGCTGGATATGATGTGCGCTTAATCGGTAAGGGGATCGGTGTAGAGAACTACACACCCCCGGAGAATGTTCGCGGGGTGTTTGCAAATCCGGTCTGCACAGAGTTCAGCATTGCCAGTGGTTTTTCTAAACGTGGGAATCATGAATTAGGGTTGTTTTTAGTTAATCACTGCAAGCGGATCATTCGAGAGGCTCGCCCTGATTGGTGGGTAATTGAAAACCCTGCAAGCGGGCGTTTAAAGGATTATTTAGGTGCGCCCCGCATGACCTATGAGCCTTGGCATTTCGGCAGCCCGTGGACAAAAGCAACCGCCTTGTGGGGGGAATTTAAATGTCCAATACCTAAATACAACCAATGGGGGCAGGTGCCGAAGAACGACAAGCTGTATGTGCGACCAGGAAGACCCAAACCGTCATTGGCATTTATGCACAAGTCAGCACAAAAGCACATTCCTGAGTTCGCCGGGTTCCATGTTGAAGACGATATGTCTTTTCGCTCGTTGTGTTCGCAGCATTTTGCGCAAGCATTCTTAGAGGTCAACCCGTGAATGTTGAACAACGCGCCAAGGTTGCGGGGGGTGGTTCTCCTCCTCCTCCTCCGTGGCGCGTGTTCACGCCACACCGCCCCCCGCACTATTTTCCCGTGTTCTTTTGCTTTACTGCGTACACGGAAAACCCTAAAGTATACGAACACAACCGAGAAGGAGGACCAATGTTAGTTGAACAACAAGCCAAACACGGCAAGGCAGGCGTTATGCGTGACCCCGTAAAGAACATTTATGACCGACAGGTGGCGAGGTGTCTTGGTGACATCGCGGAACTTTGGGACATTCCGTCCATGGTCACGGATCGAATCAAGCGGGCGATCGAGTACACGGCTAAAGATGTAGACAAAATCAACAAAAAGGATTCCGGTCATGGATACAAGTCGAACGGACAACGATAGCGGTTCAATGGGGTGGGTGTGCCTGCACCGGGCAGTTGGGAAGCATTGGATCTTTGAAGACTCCGAGAAGTTTGGGGCCTGGGTTAAGATTTTACTAAGCGTAAATCACGCCCCCCGGAATGTTCTCATCAAGGGCAAATTGCTTGAGGTCAAACGGGGTGAATCCGTCATGTCTCTAGAGTCATGGGTGAGATGCTTTGGCAAGCGATGGACCAAGGATAAAGTCAGGTCTTTCCTAAAGTTGCTGAAAAGTGACCACATGATTACCACGGTAAACGAAGGTGTAACCCTCCGGTTATCAGTGACTAACTACAGCAAGCATCAAAATATTACCACGATAATCCCACGCACATCCCACGCACATCCCACGCACGTCCCACCAAACAACAATGATAACAATGAAAAACAAGACTTCTACTCAAAAGACTTTGAGCGGTTTTGGGGGAGTTACCCGAGGAAGGTAGGCAAGGGTGGAGCGTTCAAAGCGTGGGGCAAAGCAAAGAGCAAACCGCCAGTAGCCGACATCATCAAAACCGTCAATGCTCTGCGGACTTCGGCGCAATGGCAAAAAGAGGATGGGCAGTACATTCCGCACCCGCAAACGTGGATCAACGCGAGGGGGTGGGATGATGTTGTTGAGGAGGGTTCGCAGTTCAAGCAGTTCGCCCAAAACGGGCAGCGGATGTGTGGCACACCGCTATGTGACGGGCGCACCCGTGAGGAACATCTTGAAGAGTTCAAATCACTGGACGGCAAAACCCTTCACCCTAAATTTCGGGTGGCGTAATGAGCGCAGCCAGTAAATACGAGGATGCGCTGCTAAACGCACCCGCTCGGGGTGGGGGACTTCACCAGCACATAATGAGCATTGCTTGCCTGGGTGTCTTGGCGAACAAAACAGGAGATATGATTTGTTCCGACATATACCGCCTGCCGGGAGTCCGCAAGGGAGAACCCGAAGACGCCGTGACCAAGGCAGGTAAAAGCGTAAACCGTGACCACTTCAAAGAGGTTGCGCCGAGGCCGATCAGTAGGTTCGCCCCGAAATTGGTGGACCCGCTGAACAAGTTCATTGATGGGGTGTCGCGGGATTGCATGGATTTGATTGAGTCCTCACCGAACAGATTGACTGATGACGCTATCCACGATGGGCGGTTACTGGTTGAAACCCTGTATGACCGGGATGAAGTTTTATTTATCGGTGACACCTACGGCAAAACCGTCCAAACGGCAGAGGCATGGCTAAAAACCGACCTGACCAAGTTCCCGCACATCATCCCCAACCCGATGACGGGAAAGGCTGGAATGACCGGAGCGGGGAACTACTCATTTCGGTGTGAGGAAACCGTTGCAGATTTACGGTATGCCGTGTGTGAAATGGATGATGTCCCGCTGGACAAGCAAACCGCGTTCTGGATTCGGTGCATCGACATGGGGCTTCCCGTGGCAACCGTGATTCACTCGGGGTCTAAAAGCCTGCATGGGTGGGTCAAGGTCGATCAAGGAACGGATGGAGAGGGATGGGATAAAAAAGTCAGGGGTTGGTTGTTCGAGAAGTTTGGGCAGGCGTATGGGCTGGACAAGGCTTGCCAGACCCGCGCCCGACTCAGCCGACTGCCAGGGCATCAGCGAAAAGGAAAGCAATGCCAACGGCTTTTGTATTTGAACGGAGGAGTGTAGATGGACGCGATTATAGAAAAACTAGAAGCGGAAATGAACAAGGCAACGGTGAATCCAGAGTTTAAGACCACCGACAATATGCGTGACGGTCTGATGCGGTTATGGAATGACCCGCGCAGCGAAAGCGGTGACGCGATGCGGTGGGCAGGGTTAGACCTGTCGCTTAAATCTGAATTGTACTTGCTGACGGGTATCCCCAGCTCAGGGAAATCAACGTGGCTGGATAACGTGATTGTGAACAGCATTGAGGACCACCAATACAAGTGGGCGATCTTCTCGCCAGAGTCGCACCCCGTAGAATTGCACATGAAGCAACTGATTGAGATTTACACGAAGACCAACTTTTACGGAAACTACAATTACAAGCGAACAAGTGAGGACATGATTAAAAATGCCCTGCACAAGTTATCTAAAAACCTCTACATGATGACCCCCACCGAAGAGAACTTGACCATTGAGGCCCTGCTTGAACTGGTTGAATACCTAGCCACCGAACACGGGGTCAACGCGTTTGTGCTGGACCCCTACAACGAGTTTAGCCACACCCGCCCGAACGGAATGAGTGAGACCGAGTACGTTTCCAGATTCATGGGCCGGGTTCAGCAGTTCATTAAAAAGCTCGATGTGATGGCATGGGTCGTGGCGCATCCGACCAAACTGCGAAAAGAGGATGTGATCTTCGAGGACGGCACCAAGGGGGTCGATTACCCCGTACCGACTGCTTACGATATTGCCGGGTCAGCGAACTTCTTCAACAAGGCAGACAACATCGTGACCGTCCACCGAGACAAAGACAAAAACCGCAACCCAAACAATCATGTTCAAATCAACGTGCAGAAAGTACGGAGGAAGACCAC